CTGGGAACCTGTGTTCTAAAGAGAGTAAGGGAGCTCTTCCTTTCTATTCGGCAGTCATTGACGGCCGATCCAAAGAGAAGAGCCACCCGCTCTACCGCATGTGGAGTCGCTTAGCGAAGACACTATGCTCAAAAGGACACAAGGCTGGAAAGGCCGAGCAGGCGATGACTGCATTCCACATTAATATGTTGGACTACAGTGATCTCTGCTACGGTTTATTCAGCTTTCCTAAATTTGGTGCGGCGATATTTCAGTTAGCTGTCATATCCCCTACATTTTTAGGAAAGGGCTATAAAGCGTGGATAACTAATAAGGAGCACGAGCTCTTTAACTACGTCGGTCCGAAGCAGCCAAAAGAGCCTGTGGAACCTGTCATACAAGATATCTTCGATTTCTTGATGACTCAAAAAGTTTTCACAGCTGTGAGGCCTCAAGCACGGACGAGCACAACAAAAGAAGCAACCATTAAATGGATTGCCTCTTTTGTTCCGTCCAGAAACCTCCCATGCCCCGACGCTCAAAGAACTGTAGATGTGTACGAGAATTATCTCGGACTTCTAACAACTAATGAGCATGTCGGAACCGTGGTCAATGCCGAACGAGTAGACGAATGGATCAACGGAAAAGTTGGTCAATCAGTCGAATCGTTCCTGTCAAAGATGATTGCTGGAGAGATCTTGAGCGATGTTGCCTACCGACCCGAAGGTCCGACTGCAGAATTACTGCAAGGCAAGTCGACTCCGATGATCCCTCTATCGTCATCGAGTACATACACAAAGTCTCGAAAGAAATTCGGACACTATGGCGAAAATGCCGACAGTGTCGTTAAATTTCTGAAGAAACCCATAGGGGAAATGTTTCCTTATGTGGCAGAAACAGAAGAAGGAGAATTCCTCTGCACCGACCACGGGTACCCATTGTGCCCCCTGTCTATGCAACACCTTCCGGTGTGGAAATCTGCTTTTCAAGAAAAAAACGAATTTAAAGACAGTGATGTACTATTCCAAGAAATGAAGAAGGAATTCAAGGGCAAACAGCCCGAGGGAAGGCTCGGTCTCGATCAGAGATACGGGTCTTTCCTGTTCCTATATGCGACCTATCACGTCCGCCCATGGCTTGAAGCCATAGAGGTCTTAGACGAGAAAGGTCTTCTTCATAACTCAACAGAAAAAGAAATCCGTGACGCCTGCCTTAAGCTTGATCTTGTCTTGCCTAAGGAAAGGACCGTCCCGGTTCTGGAGCCTGGAATGAAGGTTCGTTGGGTGTCCTGCTCCGAGGCAGCGCTGGTATACTACCAGACCCCCCTCGCAGAGGACTTACGACAGGCGTACTCGCAAATACGAGGCGCCCGTGTCGGACTCACGTCCGACCACCATTTGTTCCGGTTGGAGCAGAGCTTTGCAGACCACACGCTAAACTCGATATTAAATTGGCGAGGTCAGTTCACTCCCAAAGACGCTTTCGAAATCTACGTAGAGATCGAAAGAGACGGCGGGAACGAATTTGACTTCGTTGTTGAAATAACGAGGCGTGTGGGTCATGCAGTAGCTTCTGCCTACAAGGTAGATATCGGCCCAGCCCTGGTCAGCCTATCTCCAAATGAGGATATAGGTGACGCACTTCTCTCCATCCTCAAACATGGGCATGAAGAGAGGCCAGGATCGATCAATATACCATATAATGACTTTAAGACATGGGAAGAATTCGTACAATACGTGCGAAAAGTACCCAGTCTCGCGAGTCAAATTGTGGTCTGTATAACTACAGATATGATCAAAGCGACCGATACTATCAGACATGACTTGGGAAGGCGGAATATGACCGAAGTTCTCACAGAACTTGGGCTATTCCGACCGTCCGGCCACGTGCCAGAGGATACACCTCTGTTGCGTAAGGCACCCTCCCAAACGAAG